TGCTCGGCTTGTGGTGAACCTTGGCCGGACTGCTGCGAAATTTGTCCTCCTTATTATAACGGAGAATAGCTAGCAAGAATATCGTAATTATGAAAAGTTTGTGTATTTAAAAAAGACTCTTTTTTTTTTTGTGAAATGCGCGCGAAAAAAACATGCTCTTTTATAGAGAGAAGGGTATATGTCTTAAATAGACGATTACTCTCTCTCTTTATTTGCTACGAAAATGAAAAAGTGGAGGTTAAAAATGGGAGAGGTACTGGAGCGAGATTTTCAAGCAAAACTAAAAAAAGAAATTAAGCAGCGTTTTCATGGATGCATTATCACGAAACTGGATTCCGGAGATTGCCAGGGGCTTCCAGATCTTTTGATTTTGTATGGGAACCGTTGGGCAACGCTGGAATGCAAAAGAAGTCAGAAAGCACCGTGTAGGCCAAATCAAAGATACTATGTTAAAGAGATGGATAAGATGTCTTTTTCTCGTTTTATTTGTCCTGAGAATAAGGAGGCGGTTCTTGATGAACTTCAACAAGCATTCTGCATATAAAGGGAGTCATTCATTTTTAAGTGCCAGTAAATATCACTGGCTTCGCTATGACGACAGTAAACTTGAAACTTATTTTTTAAATGCTCAAGCTGCTGCCAGAGGAACGCGTCTTCATGCAGTGGCATCCGAATGCATTGACCTTAATTTAAAAATGCCAAGAACAGCAAGCACTTTCAATTTATATGTAAATGATGCTATTAATTTTAAAATGAACACTGAACAAGTTTTATATTATTCGGATAATTGTTTTGGAACAGCAGATGCAATCTCTTTTAGAAATAATAAATTGAGAATTCATGATTTAAAGACAGGGACAACGCCTGCCCATATTGAACAATTGGAAATTTATTCAGCTCTTTTTTTCTTGGAATACGGATACGATTTATCAAAAGTTAAAATCGAGCTTCGTATTTATCAGAACGATGAGGTGCTTATCCATAAACCGAAGATTGAAGAAATTTCTGACATTATGAATAAGATTGTTCATTTTGACAGCATTCTTGATGAAATAAAAAATAAATAGGAGGATGGCCGGCAATGAATTTTATAGCAGAGGATACTTTAATTCATGAAGGAACAAAAAAACATTCTGGAAGATACCCCTATGGTTCCGGAAAACATCCGTATCAGCATTCTGGAGATTTTTTAAGTCGTGTTGAAAGTATGAAAAAAAATCCGAATTATAAATTTACGGATGAAAAAGGAGTTACCTATACGGGAGAAACGGCCATCGCGAGAGCACTTGGTATGACGACGACAAGCTTGAGAATACAGGTAAAAACGGCTGCACACGAACGGCGTCAGCTCGACTACGACCGTGCAAGATCATTGAAGGAGGATGGAAAAAACAACACTGAGATTGCAAGAATTATGGGGTACCCGGGCGAATCGTCTGTCAGGTCTTTGCTGAATCAGGATACTTCTGATCGAAAGAAGAAAGCTTGGAATACGGCCGACATTTTGCAAAAAGAAGTTGACAAGAAAAAAATGATTGATATTGGAGATGCTGTCGAACTTGAAACGGATTCCGGCGTTTCTAGAAGCACGTTTGATGAAGCTCTTTTTATTTTAAAAACGCGAGGATATCAAACGTTGCCTGTTTCGGTCGGCCGGGTTAACGACAACGAGCATCGAATACGGATGAAAGTGCTTTGCAGTGAGGACCTTCCTCCAAAATATCCGTATCAGCATCTTGACGAGATACAATCGTTCGGCGATTATCATTCCAGTGATAACGGTGTGACTTTTGATAAAATAAAATACCCATCGAGCATTGATTCTAATCGTGTTGCTGTTCGTTATGGCGATAAAGGTGGTAAGGAGAAAGATGGGACTATTGAAATTCGGAGAGGTGTTAAGGATCTTGATCTCGGTAACTCTCATTATGCTCAGGTACGAATTTTAGTTGACGGAACGCATTATCTAAAAGGCATGGCGTTATATTCAGACGATATTCCAGAAGGGAAAGACATTGTTTTTAACACAAATAAAAAGTCTGATGTGTCTAAAAAAGATGTTTTTAAAGAAATATCTGATAAAAGCGACGATAATCCTTTTGGCGCATATATTAAGGCCGGAGGTCAGAGCACCTATGTTGATACAGATGGAAAGAAAAAACTGTCTGCTATTAATAAACTTAAAGAAGAAGGCGAATGGGACAAGATGTCCAAGAATCTTTCTTCCCAGTTTCTAGCTAAACAACCTATGAAACTTATTCATCAGCAGTTGGATCTTACTATTTCTAACAAGATGAACGAGTATGAAGATATTTGTTCATTGGAAAACGAAACAATAAAACGAAAAATGCTTTCCGATTTTGCAGGCAGCTGTGATCGAGCGGCGTGGACTATGAAGGCGGCAGCGCTTCCCAGACAGAGAACGCAGGTGCTGCTTCCTTTAACTGGAATAAAAGATGATGAAGTATACGCCCCCAACTATAAATCTGGAGAAAAAGTTGTACTTGTTCGATATCCCCATGGCGGGACGTTCGAACTCCCTGAGCTAAAGGTTAACAACAGAAATGTTAATGGGAAAAAAATGATTGGACCGAACGCAAAAGATGCGATAGGTATCAATGCGAAAGTTGCTGGACAGTTGTCTGGGGCGGATTTTGATGGTGATAATGTAGTTGTAATTCCGGTGGGAAAAAAAGCAATTATTAAAACGCAACCGGAATTAAAAGGCTTGAAAGGATTCGAGCCTAAGGATGAATATGCAACAACCATGAAAACAATTAAGAATAAAAAAGGTGAGGATGTTGATGTTTATTATAACAAGTATGGGGTTCGATGCCCTATTATGTCTGAGAAGTATAAACAAAACCAAATGGGAGTGGTTTCCAATCTTATAACCGACATGCAACTTAAAGGAGCAGACCGGGAGGAGATGGAACGCGCCGTTCGTCACAGTATGGTCGTCATCGACGCTCCTAAGCATAAGCTGGATTACAAGCAAAGTGCGGTTGATAATAACATTTCGCAGCTGGTTGATAAGTACCAGCTAAGGGTTGAGAACGGAAAGCAAGTTCGTGGAGCCAGCACACTCATATCTAAGCATAAGCAGGATATAAGAATACCCGCAACCAAAGGCAGTGGGCGAATAGATGCTGACACAGGAAGGATGGTGTACAAAAAGTCTGGCCGTCATCATATCAATAAAAAAGGTGAGGATGTATTGGATACGAAGAGCGCCAAGCTTCTTCTGGAAACTGACGATTTAATGTCTTTATCTACAGGAACGATGCAAGAGAACGCTTATGCAATATATGGAAACAAATTAAAGGCCCTTGCTAATCAGGCTAGGAAAGCGGAGTTATATTCAAAAACGCATAATAAAGAATATCGAGATCCGGAAGCGCGTGTAAAATATGCAAAGGAAGTGTCCGAACTAGAGGCCCGCCTAGATGTTGCTAAGCGTAATGCCCCCCGTGAGCGGTTGGCCCAGGTGCACGCTAATAGCGTTATAGCGGCCCTTAAGAAAGACAACCCTAAACTGGCTGACGATAAGGATGAACTAAAGAAACTGTCCCAACAGATTATAAGCGATACGCGCGCGTCTTTAGGTAGTCACACAAACAAGATTGAGATAACTGACAAGCAATGGGAGGCCATACAGGCCAGAGCTATTTCAGACTCTAAACTCGAAGAGATACTTAGGTACGCTGATGCTGACAAGTTAAAGGAACGAGCCATGCCTAAGGAGAATGGATCTATACCAACAGCCAAAGTCAACCGCATGAAAGCTATGATAAAGAAAGGGTACACCAATGAAGAGATAGCCAAAGCCTTAGGCGTTTCAGTAAGCACGATCGTTAGGTACTCTGATAATGAAAGGAGTGACGCATCATGAGTAACGCTTATGCATTATCAACAAAGGACAATCCTTACAATCCTTTTGATAACTTTGACAGCTGGTACATGTTTGATCTTGACAAAGGTTATGATTCTTGTGGTTACTTAGCAAGAGTGGCTCGAACTTCTGAGCTATTAAGCGATGAAGAGAATGCAAAACAGATTGAGAATGCAATAGACGATATTGTCTCTAGTGATTTTACAAATATGTTTATAAAAATAAAAAAATAAATATTTATTAAAAATATTCATGTGTTACTTGGCAGCATTCCCTATATGTCTGTAATAGCATATAGGGGGTACTGTTTTTTATACACCCCCTATGATTT